GGTAGCTTGAGCCTGTCTTCCAAAGCAATAACTGTAAGTCCCAGAGGCTTGAGTAAAATACCCTGCCGAAAATGCTTTCTGACCAGTGGCTTTTGCCAACTCCCCAATCGCCACCGAGTTAGCACCAGTAGCGCCATAGCTGGCGGTGTTGTTGTCAATAACCGCCGCAAAAGCCGTTGCGCCTGATGCGTAAGACCGCATGATCGCTGTAGATTTTGCGCCAACAGCTTGAGCATTGTATCCAATTGCAAGACTGCTGTTACCTGTAGCGTCTGTACCGGCACCTAAGCTGGTTGCGTAGTAATCAGCAACAGCATCTGTACCAATCGCTAAAGCGTTTCCAGACCCGTGTACGGTTGTATTTGTTGCATTAGACCCGATAGCAATACCATTTGCCCCTGCTGCACTAGGCGCAGTCGGGCTTGATGGGTTCTCGGCAAACAGTTCACCCTGAAACACATCCTCAGCCGCAGCCGACACATACACCACCGCGCTGCCCGAAAGGTTCAGAGCAGCGTCGGCGTTGGAACTCTCGTCAACCGTGCGAGACAGCGTAGTACCAGACGCCGTGTAGGTGCCTGTGCCAATCTCCCAGTCCGTGCCATCCTCGATGACGTAACGCACAACTTGGCCATCAGTGACGCCCGCGTCAGCGAACGTCTGATAGCCGCTTTCGGCGGCACCGAGAGTGATTGTCCCGGTGCCGGTTGTGGCCGTCGCTACCTTGGCGCGGTTGACGAGCGTAACCATTAGGCCACCGTGAAGGTGAAGATACCGTTAGCGTTCCAGACAACTTTGAAGTCGGTGCCGTCACCAGCCGACTGCGTGCCATCAAAGTCGATGAAGGCAATCGGCGGATCGTTGGTGTCCGTGTCGTTGTAGATGATGCCATAGGCCGCATCAATCGAGCCGCCCGAAGCAGTCCACGTCACGTCATCAGCGTCGAACTTCGCGTCGTTCGTCGTGACAGTCGTCACAGCCACGTTGGCAAGCGTCTGGCCGCCAGCGGTGTAGCCGGTGCCGGTTGTCGCCTCGGTGCCCGTCACGCCAGCCAGCGTCGTGTCCGCTGCCGTAAACGTCGCCGTTGCATACAGCTTCAGTTTGTAGGTATCGCCGGCGGCGTTCGAGCCGTCTGCAAACAGCTTAGCTGTATGGTTATACAGCGAGATAGTAACGGCCATTAGTCAGCCTCCTTGTTCATGTGTTCACGGATGACCAATCGCTGATCGGCCTTGCTCACTTTATACGGTGCACCAATCTTGTCCGCAATTCGACGCAGTTCTTTCATGTCGTCAATCGCGTCAAGATTATCCTCAACAACAATCTGCGGCTCAAATGATACCTTATCTTTAACGGCAATTTCAGGCTCAATTACCACAGGTTCGGGTGCTTTCTTATCGCTTTCGGTATCGTGCTTGATCCAACCTGCCTCAAACATCTGCTTTGCACGGCGCTGACTGACAGCCATGCGCCGCCAATCAAATACATCTCCAACCTTGAACCCATGCCCATTGGCGATAAAAGCACGTCGCGCATATGTCGGCTTGCTTGCGTCAAACTCTCTAAATACCAGTCGGGCCATTGCTAAACTCCATATTTTGTTTGCCATAACCATACACAAAGAAAAAGGGCGGCACAATCGCACCGCCCTTTCCATTCTTTTATACCAACCGTTTAGGCTACGATGGTATCCCAGAAGAAGCCCAAGTCAGCAGACACCAGCTTCATGTCGTAGGCCATCTGGGCCTCAACACGGGTGCTTTCCAGCGGGTCCATATAGAAACGCTTCGTGGCGATGCCGAAAGCGTTCGTCTGGCCCATGAAGCCGCTCCACGAGAAGGTGTAGCCGCCCGTCGGCGTCATCAGGCCCGGAGCCGGTGCTGCGTAGGTGAGCAGCGCCTTCTTGCCGCCGATGAACGAGTGCGAGTTGGTTGCGCCCTGAGCAGCGGTGTTCTCGATTGCGCGAGAAACAACGATGCGGTCAAGGCCGAACAGAGCAGCAAGCGTGCGCTCGTTGACCATCGCCGGCGACTCCGTGGTGGAGGTCGCGTACTTCACACGGTCAACGATGTCCGGGTGGTCCACAAGAGCGTCCATAACCTTCTGGCCAACAACCAGAGTGTTCGGCATGAAGCCGGTGCTCTCAAGGATGGTGGACTTCGCGTCACGGATGTCACCAATCGGATCGCCTGACGTGCCGTCCGACCACTGGATGGTTTCGTTCGCGCTAGGCGAAGACGCAACACCGTCGTAGTCGTTGGTCCAGACACTGCCCGAGAAGAAGGACGTAACCCAATCCTTCTCACGCTTGATGAGCATCTTGTGCATCACCAGTTCAGCAGCCGCACGCTCAACGTCAACGGCAGCGTCCGCGTTGGCGCGAACCTGGTCCGGTACGTCCTGATGGAACGCATAGACGTTGGCGAAGTAGGTCGGCGTGTTGTCCAGTTCGTAACCAGCGCCAGCCGATTCAGTGCCCGGAGCACGCTTCTGTGCTTCGTCGCGGTTGAACGAACCACGGTCAAAGATGAAGTAGCGGTCCGACTGCTTCGACACCGGCACGTTCGGGAAGACCCGACCGGCCACAAAGTTGTTGGCGTTCTGAAGAAACGCAACCGAGATGTTGGTCAGCGCACTGTCAACGTGGACCGCGCTATTGGTAGGTTGTGCCATTTATCTGTCTCCTTCAGACTTAGGCAGCAGCGTTACGCGGCTGGAAGATGATGGAGATGACTTCACCGTCAGCACCCGTCTCAAGAGCGGTACCAAGGATCACATCACCAGTTGCGGCGGGAACAGCATTTCCACTAGCGTCCGACGCGATGTCGTCACCAGCAGTCACGCCAGCAGTTCCGCACTCGACGCGGGTAAGTCCACCGATGCAGACTTCAGCAGCGCGGCCCTGTGCCGCAGGATCGTTCAGCAGAACGCCGATTGCGGCAGCACCGTCGCCAGTCGGGTCAATCTGACCGTCGGACGACATGCTGACGAAGAAGAACTGCTTCGTAGCGTAGTTGGCACCGGCTTCAAGGGTGACAACGTGTTGAGCATTATTAAAGGCCATTTGTGCCCCTCCTTTTAGCCTTCGGCGCGAGCAGCGAGCATCAGTTCGCGGCCCTCACCGAATCTGGTGACTTCGGCATACGCCGACTCGAACGGAACCTTGTGGGCTTCCGCATATTCGTCCGCCATCTTGTTCAGGCGGTAGTTGGCCGACGATTCGTCGTCCATCGGGTTGTTCCCGATTTCTTCCATTGCCTTTGCGATGGCAGCGTCAGCGGCCTTCAGCGACTTCAGAACTTCTTCGTCACCGCCGATGGCTTCCAGCAACTTGCCCTTGGCAAGGTCAGTGCCAGCCAGGTGAGGCAGAGTCTCGGCGCCACGCTTGGCGAGTTCGACTTCGGCTTCCTTGGCCTTCATCTTGGCGACTTCTTCGGCTTGAGCCTCAAGCGCCTTCAGAACAGCAGCAGGGACAGCCGACTTCTCGACTTTCTCGCCACCGACTTCGATGAACTCAGGATCGGCACGCTTGGCCAGCTTGCCTTCCTCGATGTCAAAGCCCGCCTCATCAGTAGCCTTCTCCAGTTCCGCTTTCGCGGCTTCAGCAGCCTCGGCCCGCTTGGTCAGGTCAGCAACCTGTCCCTCAAGGGCTTCCAGCTTCTCAGCGAGTTCTTGAGGGTCCATGTTGGGGCCTCCTTTCTGTGTTTTCTCGCCCATGCACATTTTCATGGCGTCCTCTTTCGAGTAGCCCTTGTCCATGTACTCTTTCATCTTCGCCTTCATGGCGTCAGACATATCGTCTTCGTTCATGCTATCTCCGTCGCGTTTGTAGAGAACGATTTTGGCGCTCTTGTTGGCCGGCGCATCAACGGCGCTGACTTCATCAAGGCGGATGTTCATCAGGTTACGAGGCATCGGCTTTCCCTCCAATCGAGAACCCGGCGTATTCGCCTGATTTGATTTTGCTCCACGCATCATCGTCGTGGATCTTCATTCCGATAATCCAGCCCTCAAGGTCACTCTCAATTCCAAGGGCTTTGGCCAATTCAGCAGTCAGCGGAAGCGAATGAATTACTTCGCCAATTCCATCGCCGTCGTGCATTGCTTTGGCCATGCGAACATCTTCCATGAAGTCGTTCGCCATTTTTTCCATTTCAGCGGTGGAAATAATGTCGCCCTGAGTGTCAATTACAGGCTCACCGTCTTCAGTGACAACAGACGCCCATCCGTAGACGATGCGCTGTTCGTCGTCTACTTTGAGGAACTTGGTTTCCTCGAAGGATTTATGAATTGCCTTTTCAGCCATAACAGTTTCAATAATCGCGGATATGGCACGCTCAAGCAACCCCTGCCCATTTTCGTCCGCATCCTCGGATTCAATGCCCGCCATTTCGGCAATTCGCTCAAGATATTCTTCGTGATCCTCGCCCGGCATGTAAACGGCTTGGCCGTTTCTGTCGTGGACGTGAATTTCACCCTCAAGGCCCAATTCCATTGAGCGTGAACGCGCTTCATCGGGCATGGTGAACGTGTCGTCGTCAATCTGGCGTTTCTTGAGGCGGTCCATCACTGAGTTGGCCCAATTCACGCCGCTGGTGCCGCCCCACCCAAGCCACGCCACATAGCCTCTGTCCTTCCAGGGCGTGTCCTTGTACTTCGGATCAACCTCTGCGTTCTTGCGATGCCGTGCGAACGCCGACATGCGAGCAACAGTCTCACGGCTCAGGTTCTCACCAGACGCAAGTTGATTGGCGCGTGTCCAGCCCACCTGCGTCATGCCCTTCACCTCGTCGCCATACTTCTCTTTCCAGCGCAGGACGCGACGGGCATTGTTACGCGCCGCAGCAGGCGCACGATACGTCTCGGCCTTGTCCCACTCGGCAGACGGCACATGCACAGCGGACGGCGACGGTTGCGACTTCTTGATCTTGTCGTGAATGTCCTTGTCGTGCTCGATTTTCTTGGAGCCACGCGCAGCGGAGAGGAAACTGTTTACGCGGGCCATTGCCCATTGCTCAGGGGAGTTGACGTTCGGCCTGACGCTCTGCGGGTTCGTGCGATAGGCGCCAACGCCCCTGTCATACACGTCCTGCAACATGCCTATCGAAATTTTTCCATGCTTGGCAGAATACTTCTCGTTCCACTCGTCCAGTTTGTTCTGGAGCGCGGTTCTGGAGGATTTCTCCACCCGCGTCCACTTACCGCCTGGCCCCTTCTTGTAGCCAGCACCTTCAAGCGCAGCCCATGCCGACGCGAAGGCTACGGACTCCGGCTTGCCGGAAGCCATTTGACTGTTGAAGACATTGCGAAAGAGTTCCTGCCCATGAGCGGCGGGTATCAAGGCGCGGAGCCGTGCGGGGAGTTGGCGATAAGGCATAGTCCACCCAAAACAAAAAAGCGTCGTGGCAGGTATACCACGACGCTACTTGTCTTTTCAAAGGTGGGTGTTTGGGTGCCGCGACATGCAGTCAAAAAGACGGAATAGAGTGATACTTCGAAGTCTCAGCCATTCCCAATACGACACGCATACCTCCCGGTTGGTTGGCAGGTTCAGTATGCCAAAAAAAGAGAGGCGATGCAAAGCACCGCCTCTGAGTTAGCCCGGCGTTCAAGACGCTCTATTGGGCTTATATGGCGCTCTTGGCGCTCTGATCCCTCTGTCCCATAAACCAACCGATTCGTCAAGCGTTTTCTATGTACCCAAAGAAGCCAGCCGTGATTGTCGTCGCCTTGTCCCACGTCGCCCTGAACCCAACCCACTCTCCCGCAGGGATTGGGAACGGGCCGAAATTCGGGAACGTCGCAGAACTGTCCTGAATGCTCACAGCAGCGACAGGGTGCAGGTATCCGTCGTCAGCAAAACTGTCACCGTTGATGAATGACGTGACAAGGCTGATAGTAACACGGCTATCCGACGAGCCAGACGCAGAACCTGCGTAAACACCCGTCAGCATCAGTCGCTTGTTCGCCGGCACGCGGATCATTGACGTGTGGAACTGAATGTCACCAGCCGTCATGAGCCCATACGTCACGCCGCCGCTCGTCATGGTAATCGTGCCCACAACAGGCCCGTTTCTGGAGTAGGCATTGTTCAACGCGCGTATGTCCGTTGCCGATGTTGTAACCGGCGTCAGGCCGTCCAAAGTCACTGTTTCGTAACGCTGATTCAGGTTTCCGTCCAGATAGTTCAGCACAATCTCGCCGGTATCGCTTGCCGATGTTGAAACAAGCGTCAACTGGATGTTGTTCGGAACCGTCAGTGTCGTCGGCATACCTGTCTGCCAGATGATGCTCGTGCCCGAACCAGTCACAACCTTTTCGCCAAACGTGCTGTACGGAGCAGAGCCGGGCACGTTGCCACGCGATATGTCAGCGTCGTTATTCGTGCGCCACAGCCGCTCTGGCCAGCCGGATTTCTGGAAGGAGTAGGTCATTCTTCCGTGACTTCACCCGACAAAGCCTCAGCGTTGGGCCTCGGCCTGTTGGGATCACCTTCAGGCAGGCCCGCAACGTCGCGCAAGTGCTTCTCAAGTCCCTCGTCAGGGAACAGGTCCGCGCCGCTCAGGGTGATGCGCTGGATGAACTGGCCAAGTTCCTCAAGGTCAGTCGGCGCCACACGACCAGGAACCATCTTCGGCATGTCAGCCTCGTCAAATCCGTTCACAGCCCACATGCGCGGCAGCAGGCGGCGGTTCAGCACACCAGCAATAACGCCAAGGTAGCCTTCCAGAGCCTTCAGGAACAAGTCAGCCTTGCTCTTGGACAGCGCGAAGCTGCCCCTGTCCGACGCACCAAGCATGATGAAGTCAGCCATGACGGAACGCGCAATCTCCTGCTGATACCGCAGGATGACTTTGCCCGTATCAATGTCGCGCGTCCCTTTTGACGCAATCAAGTCAAATTCGACCATCTTGGCGTTCGACAGTTTGCCGTCTTCGTCGGTATATCTGTCAGACGGCAGGATGATATAGCCCTGCTCGTTTCGTTTCACATCGCGGGCTATTCGCTTCAACTGATTGATGAACGCCTTCTGCGAATCCGTCGCATTTGACGACAGGTACTCAGACGGTACCGACACAATCGGCAGGCCGTTCAACTCGCGCTCGATGCCAACCCCTTCAAAATACTTGATTTCATTCTGCGCACGCCATGCCGTGAACGCCGAACGCAACACCGAACGCCCGCTTGGCTCGTTATTGATGGCCGTCGTGCGGAAGTGCAGCAGTTTCTGGTATGGCAGATACACGTTTCGTTGCGCCGCGATCTGCCACACGCCAAGGATGTTGCCCTTGGGGTCCACGTTAAAGCGATCCACAGTCCATTGTGCCCGTGGCGCCAGTTTCTTCAGCGTGATGGTGCCGTCTGCCTTGCGCTTCATCACTATTTCAAACAGGCTGAACCCGTAGGGCAGGAACGACAGCACGTCGGAGATAAATTCCTCCCACGTCGCGCCTTCCATGTTGTATAGC